GTTGTAGTTTGTGTTTGTTGAATTGGTTTTGGATCACTGATAGGCTGTGTCTCAGGTGGCTGTTTAGAATTCTGATGTGCCACTGCAATGTCTTCTGCTTTGATTTTTACACTGCCGTCTGCATGTAATCTGTCACCTCTAGCATTCATGTTGACATTGCTCACAGCTCTTGTCATTTCGTGTTTTGCTGCCATTGCAGCCATATCTATCATAGCACCGCGAGCAGTTCTAGTACCTCTACTCATCTTAAGAATTCCTTATAGTCTAAATCATATTTGATGCTGTCAACTCTGTGTACGCCAATTAGATACAATATATAGCTTGAAACACTACTTCCTCTGCCAACTCCCCACATAATGTTGTTGTGTTTTAGTTGGTCTACCATATATACTAGAAACTTCAGCATTGGAAGCATTCCACGCTGTTTAAATTCATCGAATTCAAGTTCCACTCTTTGACGTTGTTGTTGTGTTTCAATTTTTTGTAGCAAGTATTGTTCAATATCTAATTGTTTGTATTCGTTTGGCATCAACCAATTTTCAGCATCTGCATAGTTGTACTTATCCAAGTTCTCACCTGGCTGATCTATTTCAATATGATCATCGAACTTAAACAGTGTGCAAAAGTGATTGAACTGTTCTATTTTTTCTGTGTCGCGGGTGACCACACGCTTGGCACGTTGCCCTCTGAGCATGCTTTCTACTAGGTCATTTTCATCTACTATCATTTCATTAAGATGATTCATTTTCATTCTATACTGCCAATGTCCAATACGTCATCGTCTGGGTCTTTGCCTTCGTCAATATTCTTTTGACGATCTGCTTCAAGTTTTTGTAATTCGCTTTGTGTTCGAATTTCTATGCTCACTTGCTCCAACATGTTTTGTATTTGCCCAGCAACACTAGACATACCCATGCTGTGAGCTTGAGCTAGTTTTTGTCGCAACTCAATTTGTTTTTCAATCAGTTGCTCTACATTAAGTCCGGATAAATTTGTAAACATACTAGAATATAACACGGGCCGAAGCCCGTGTCAACTGTTTTTTATAGTCCGTTAGGTAAGATAACATAGTGGATTGCTAATACAAGTGCCACTGATGCACCAAGTCCAACCATCATTTTGCCAAAGTCTTTGGCAACCAATGGAAACACTGATTTTGTTTTCTTCTTACCAAAGTAAGAAGCCATTGCAAGTTCTCTACCTGCAAGCAAACCAACGAATACCCATGTTGTACTCATAGGGATGTCGTTGAGCTCTTTGAAGAAGTACAAGCACAACCAATAAAACAAGTCAATCAGTGTAGCACTGCGCACATATCTAGTGTTGTGTTTTTCTAGTACAATCTGTTGTATCTTGCCGCCACGTTCTCTAAACATAAAGAACAATCCGCCAACAAATACCAACGAAATGAAAATCATTAAATCCATTGGCACTTCACGTGGAAGGAACACTGCAATGTTTGCAATGTCATGACTTAGCCAAGTCCACCATAATCCGGCAGTTGCAATCCATTGTGCAATGCGCCAGAAGTTTTTGTTGCCTTCGCTAACAGGTTGTGTTTCGTCATACCAACGGCTAAAGTATTTGTGTATTGCAAACCATACCACATATGCAAATGCGGCTGCAACACCGTAGCCCATGATTGATTTCATCAGCATCTTTTCAAGCACAAATGTACTTGCGAACACTGACAGAACTAGGAATGATGTTGATACTGGCACACCAATACGTGTTAGTGCAACCAGTATAGCAGGGGCGGCTGCATGATACCATTGTACTTCTTGCCAAGGTATTTTGTTTAGTCGCCCATAGCTGATGTCGCCGCCATTCATTGCCCAACCATACCAAAGTGTGGCAAGCAATACTGCACTGGCAGCGGCCCATAATGTTTTGTAGTTAAATCTCTCATTGTTTGATGCCATCCATGTACCGAGAGTTTGTACTGAATCGTTTGCTATAACTGCATAGGCAGCAAGCAAGAAGCCAACAAGGCTCCATAGCGTGAGTAGTTCCATTTTTTCTCCTTGCTTGACGGCTTTACCCCGTCGCTCACAATAAAACGTCAGGCGGACTAGACCTGACGCTTTTACTTATATTAGAGATCACCTTGTTGTCTATTTTCGCTGTAATAAACGTCAAAACTGCCGCCTGGATAACGACTTTCTAGTTTGCGTACATTTTCTGCTACCACTTCGTTTGGGTCTTCTCCAATTGCACGGCATGCATTTACCCAGTACCACATGATATCACCCAGCTCACGCTTCATGTGAAAGATTGTTTCTTCGTTCATGGGTTTGCCTTGAAACACACACTTCTTTACAATCTCACTAAACTCTCCGCCTTCACTGGCCATGCCAATACTAGCTGTGAGTAGCAGTGAAGGATTCACACCTTCATCATTCAATTCAATCATTCTGCTGTGCAGTGCACCAAATGCATTGCTTTGACTGCTGGTGACTTTCTCTACAAAGTCTTTGTATTTGTTTAAATCTACTTGTGACATTTATACCTCTTTTATCTACACGCTTCCAAGATATCTTGGATGTTTTGTCCTAATCTTTGATCGAATTCATCGTCTGTTTGATGCACATACAAACCTTCACTGAGTGCTCTACTAAAACTAGCACTCATGTCTGCGTTCATGCTCAAACGTCTACATGCTTCTTCAGTTGTATAGCCACCACTCAACCCTACAATCTTTTGTACACAATTATACAGCAACAAATCTCTGTACAGGTTAGGTCGTTCCGGTAGCGTTAGTTTTAGTATACACTTTTTGTTGAAATCTTTCAAGTGTTTGATTAGACTTTTTCTAAGTTTTTCTTCCACTTCTTCTTTTTGAGGATGGTCAATAGGAACTTCCGGTTCAATAATAGGAATCAATCCATGTTCTGCAATTGTACCTGCAAGCACAAACTGTTGCTCCACAACTAGATCTACCATGGATGTACTTTTTACAATACTGCGCATCTTGGTACCAACACAATCATTGGCAACTGCATATTCGCACATTTGCTTTACAGGAAATTGTTTGAGTGAACCATCCCCAGCACAACCACTGTCGATCTTTAGAATAGCACGAATACCTTTTGATTCTAGTACAGGCACCATACCTCTGTCCACAGTGTCTTTGTATAAGATAGCATGACTGATTTGATTACCGGTAAACGCTGTGTGATTTACCATGCGCAAACGCATAGCATGCACCAGTTCCATTTTGTTTTGTTCTGTGTATTCTTGACCATAGCGTTCTAGTACACCGCCTGTGCTTCCGCCACTATGATCTATTGCCGCTATAAATGTTGTCATTGAAATAAACTGCTCACTGATTCTTCGTTGGTAATCCTACGCATTGCTTCACCAAACAAAGGTGCAACACTGACTTGTCTTACTTTCTTACTTGTTCCATTATACGGTATACTGTCACTAATTACAAGCTCTTCTAAACTACTTGCATCAATTTTTTTACTAGCACCGTTGCTGAGTACACCGTGTGTGATATAAGCTCTAACACTGAGCGCACCTGCTTCCAATATTGCATCTGCGGCTTTGCACAGTGTGCCGCCGCTGTCCACAATATCATCTACCAATATTGCATGTTTACCTTTAACATCTCCAATCAGTGCCATAACTTCGCTTACACCTGCACGAGGTCTGCGCTTGTCAACAATGGCAATTTCACCACCAAACATGTCAGCAAACTTACGTGCTCTTACTGCGCCTCCAGCATCAGGGCTTACAAAAACTGTGCCTTGTTGGTGTACGTTTGGATCATCTATTATACCAATACTACGTTTGATGTCCTTTGCAAATACCACACGACTTGTTAAGTCATCCACAGGAATATCAAAAAATCCCTGTATCTGTCCTGCATGTAAATCCATTGTAAGCACTCTGTCTGCTCCAGCTTTGGTCAACAAATCAGCCACTAGTTTTGCTGTGATGGGAGTGCGACTTGCACTTTTGCGATCTTGGCGTGCATATCCAAAATAGGGAATTACTGCGGTAATACGTCTTGCACTGCTACGCTTGGCAGTGTCTATCATGATCAACAATTCCATTAAACTTTCGTTGACTGGTGTACAAGTGCTGTTCAATAAAAAAACATCCGCACCGCGAATGTTCTCTTTAACTTCTACACATATTTCACCATCGTTAAACCGATTGAGATCTGCTGGAACGAGATCAGTAAAACAATGTTCAGCAACCTTTTGTGCAAAGGCAGGGTTGCTACTGCCCGAGATGATTTTCATTTGCGCCTCCGTTAAACTGCGAAACTTTCCCCACAACCACATGATGCAGTTGCGTTGGGATTCTTTACGGTCAAATAACTGCCGCCTAGCTCATTTATGTAGTCCACTGTACAACCAAACACAAACATTTCAGCCATTGGATCGAGACTCAATACGTCTTCAAACACAGTACCTTCAGGTTCATCAGTGAATGTCCATTCATACTGAAAGCCACTGCATCCGCCACCTCTGACTGATAGATTTACATAACGTTTGTTGTGTTGTTCTATCATAGTTGTTAAGTATTTTTTAGCGGATTCAGTGACTGTTAGTATCATATTTTACCTTGCTCAGTTAATATTTCTCTGTTTTTCATATGTTCGTTTTGTACATCGTCTTTGCTTTGACCAAAGTACGCAACTGCCATATGTTCATCAATCATTGATTGATTTAAGTTTTTACCTTCTGCCCAAACAGTTCCGAGTATTCTACCAAACTTGCCCTTTTCATTGTCTACTGCGGTTGTGATTACAATCTCTCCGTGTAGATTATCTTTGAGCCATTGTTTGGCAAGTAATCCGAACTTCTTTTCTTCTAGGTCTCTAGTTCTACTCTCTGGTGTGTCTATGCCCATCATGCGGACTCTTGCTTCAAGCAATACATCAAATCCTAAATCCATTATACAATCAAATGTATCACCGTCAATGATTTTTACAATATTTTTTACCCTATAACTATAGGGTGCGGGTTTATCACTCATAATTTTCTCCTCTGCTAGGAGTATTTATGAGCGGTCTTCTATATCAACAAATGGAGCAAAGTATTCTTGCCACTTGTTGGGTCCTGTATATCCTTTGCTGGGATTGTAAGCATCTGCATCTGGCAATGGATCTTTCATCTCATTGATGTTAGGCCACTTTTCACTCCACTTGCGATTGAAGTCAACCCAATCGTCTGCACCAGGTGCTGTGTCAGGTTTGATTGCATCTGCTGGACATTCCGGTTCACATACACCGCAATCAATGCATTCGTCAGGATGTATTACCAGCATGTTTTCACCCTCGTAAAAACAGTCTACTGGACACACCGCAACACAGTCTGTGTACTTGCACTTGATGCAAGCATCGTTTACAATGTATGTCATGTATTAGTTGGCCTCTTTTTGTGCTGCAAGATAATCACTGATCATGGTGTCTTTTTTCTTGCGGCGATCCAACTCAACTCCTAATTCATTTTTGGCTAGTTCGTCGATTTGAACTTTGCTCAATTTACTTAGACTTGCTTTGGTTTGTTTCTGTTTCTTTTTAGCAGTGTCCTGTCGTGGTGAAATCACCAGCTCATTGGTTGCACTGGCATTTTCAAATTTTTCACCCAGTTGTACATCTTCATCTTTGATGCCAAACAGTTGTTTAATCCATTTCATTACCAAACTCCTAATATCATTTTGGTTTCCTCACTCATTGCCCAAGGGCCAAATGGCGGATCAAATGTAGTTATAACTTCTACATCTTCAACACCATCTACACTCATGGTAGCACCATGAATGTCTGAAATAATAAAATCTGCCGCAGGGCAAAATGCACTGGTAAGTGTGTGCGTTATTTTAACCTTGGGAAATTCTTTCACGTCGATATCATATATCAACCCGAGATCGTATACATTGATACTTATCTCAGGATCATATACCATTTTTAGTTTTTGTACAATTTGTTCACTAATATCCATTTTTAGCCAATAACTTGAATGTCAACATATCTTCTTGATTGCGAAACCAACACTCGTATCCATTTCGATACTGGTCGTATCTAAATCCACCGTACTTTGTACCAAACAGTTCCTCAAGCAACTTGTGGAAACCTTTGGGCTTTTTAAAACGATCACTTCTAATGAACACAGTACAATAGTATCTATCGTCCTGTGTCCAATTAGCACACCATTCTAAATCACTGGTTGATATAAATCGCACTGTTTGCTCCGTGCTCTGCACATTCTACTTCAACACAACGACAACGTCCGTTGGTCATTTCTCTTACAAGGTTATCAGCAAACTCACAAGCATGCTCTGCAAATTTCTCAACACCTACACCATCTAAGATTGTAAGTTCTGCTAGTCCTTTTTCTTGTAATAGTTCAAATGTCGCCATTTCTGGATCATCATTGTCCAATACAACTTTGTGATCGAATGTATCTTCAAGCCATGCTTTGAGTGGTTTTAGTCCACCAAAGTCTACTACCCAGTTCTTTTCGTCTAGTTCACTTGCTGCAAATGTAAAACGAAATTGCAAACTGTATCCATGCAGGAATCTGCAATGACTGTGTGCTTTAGGTTGTCTAAAGCAGGCACTCAGTCCAATGTTGTGTCCGTATGTTTTTGTTGATAGATGTTTACCCATATTTTACCTCGTTGGATGAGGGGGCGGAATGTTTATAGTGGGTCGATCCCTGTGTAGTCCACTCGTCATATTTAGCATATGCTATTTGGATTGCCTTTGCTTGATAGTAGCTGTCAGCAAGTGCATTGTGTAGATCCTGTTGCATTGTCTTGCGAGGATCACTTGGCAGTAAGCTCAAAAATGTTCTACCATCTCTTACTTGCCAAAAGTTCCAAGGAATAGGTGTGGCCAATTGACGATACATATCTTCTACGATAGTGACATCAAAACCATATCCATGACCCCATAATACATCGACACCAACCATCCACTTGGTCAAATGGTCTAGAAAGTGTTTCAGCCCGACTCTATCATCTTCTCTAAAGGCTTCTTCTTTTATTTGAGGATCCTGTTTGGCCCACCATTCAATGGTATCGTCTGTGACTGTGCGTCCCAAACGATCTTGTTCATCTAGGTCTAGACGAAAATAAAATTCGCTGTGAGGTTCTGTGTTGCTGTATGGATCAAACTTTACACCGCCTACTGTGAGGACGGTGCATCTAGGACTGGTGTCCAATGTTTCCAAATCAATCATTGCGTGAATTGCCACGTGACCTCCATTCTTCATATTGCAACCATAGTATACACATGATTACAAAAGAAATCAAGTTCAAAGTTAATACTGTTATCCAGAAATTAAATGCAAAAAACAATATCACTGGAAAATCATACCACTTCATCCACGCCTCATGTTTGCTATGTCTTTGGCGTCTTCTTTTTTGTCTGCAAAGATGGGTACCATATTGCTTTTGTGCATGGTAGCAACACCCAGCAGTTGTCGTTCTCCTGAATATACATTGCGTTCTTTTTGTGCAGCACTGCCTGCAATACGATTACTCAGTGAAGCAGTTGCTTGATGTTCTGAATAGTCAGGAATCTTTCCATAGTGTTTGCGCTTGCCGTTTTCATCATATAGTTTTTCTTTGAGTTGTGAATCGCTAACACCCATTTTTTGTAAAAACTTTTCATGCTCTGCTTGTGCAGCTAGTTCACGTTTGTTTTTAGTGGGTTTGCGCCGACGGTTGTACTGTGTAGTGGTCATGTAAGGACCAACTAGATGCATACTCATTGATAACCTCTTAGTTTAAAAATTGATAGTTTACACGAATACGTTTTGTTTGACCAATCAATGCATTCTCACCTTGAGCACGATTGACTGTAAACACAATATCATGTCCATCTACTCTAAAAGTAAGTTTGTACTGATTAACAACTTGATTGTATGAAACTCGGTATTTTGTTTCACAACGATTTTCTTGTTTGTAGCCAACAATGCCTTGTTGTCCTTGTTGTCCGCGGTCAGCGGCAATTAGTCCACCAATCACTGCACCTGCGGCGGCACCGTTGTCTTTGCCAGTAGCACCTTTACCAATCAGACCACCTATGATCATTCCTCCCAGTACATCGCCTGCACTGGCACCATTGCTGCCACCTACGTTGCCGTACACAGGAACATCAACAGTGTAGCACTCTTGATAAGGATCTCGCTGTTGTACTTGTGTGTAGATTGGTTCTTTTCGAATAATCTTGCCTTCAGTTATAAAACTGCTGGTATCAGCACTGGCAGTGCTGGCTATTAATCCAATCAATCCAGCAATAATTACTGTGTGGAAACATTTTTCAAAGTATCGCATTTCTCGTCTCTCCATAACCATTTCTCAAAGAATTGTTCTTTGGTCAAAGGTTCATCATTCCAAACTTCACGCTCTTTTTGATTATCGTAATAATCATCGTTAAACTTTTTAAGTTGAATAGCTTGTTCAAATGTCATGCATATCCTCACTGTTAGTTTATATACAATATAGCATCGCTAGTAGACAATGTCAACCTTTTAGTGTAGATCTGGATCTCTGCCAAACCCTTTTTTTACCTGTGGTTTGTGTTCAACTTCAATGTGCAAGTCATGCACATCTTGATCGTGCCAATAATCAATCACCACACGAGCGTGATCTTCACTGGGAAGATCAGTTTCAACATCTTGACCTTTACTGTTTACAACATGATATTTGTAAACTTTTTTGGGCCACGGTTTATGCTGTTCTATTGGTATTCTACTCATATTAATCCTATCCAATGTGTCACATCATCGCATGGGTCATCACATGAGTTCTTCCAATCTTCTTCTGGATCTTCCATGGTAAGGTATTTATTGTTATCCGACAAGGTAAATATATACATACTTTAACGAAAAGTCAAGTCCTAAAGGAGAAGACCATGGCACAACCTGACGACAAAGGCAAACTAGAAATAGCAGTAAGAATTCTTGGTAATGAACTGGTTGCACTAAAAATGGAAGTAGATGACTTCAAGATGAAATGGCTGGTGTATGGTGTTATCACTATCGTAGCACTAGCATGGGCAGGCGGAACTTATGGTCCTCCTCTGGTAGATATGTTTGGAGCACCATAATGGGAAAGAAAAAACTTAGAGCTCAATATGTGAGCAAGGGTGTTGTTGGTACCACCAAGAGTCGAGACAAAAGCGATCCAGATTATCCTGCACGTAGAATGATGAATCAGCTGAATGCGTTTTTGAAAGGTAAAAATGTAGTACTCACTATAGAAAATCCAAACAAAAACGAAACCAACAAACGTTTTATCCGTGTAAATGCACGTGATGTGTTCAAGGGTAGTAAAAAACGGTGACCATATTTTTCTATCTACTGTTGGTCAAACATGCTATCGCTGATCTATGGATGCAGGGCAGATTGAATAAACCAAAGTTTGGAGATAAAAACAACTTTAAGCATCCCAAACTTTGGATACACTGTGGTGATCATGCTGTGTTGACTTTTGCTGTTGCACTGTTGTTCACAGGTGTTGTGAATGCACTGTTGTTTGCACTGTTGGACTTTGTGTTGCATTTTGCAATAGATTATACCAAAAATCAATATGTACTGAGAACAAATCTAAGTACTAAAAATCATACATTTTGGAAAGTTCAAGCTATAGACCAAATACTACACTACACAATATATCTAGCAATTGTACTACTAGCTGCGTAGCGGTTCCATCCAACTGATGTTGCCGGCTGCTTTGGTGCTAGGTGATTCTGCTGTCACAATAATACTCAACACATCACTGGTAGTAGTTCTTGTTAACTGTAGTTTTTGCAGTTCTGCAGGATTGAATCCACGTGCCTCGCCTTTGTTAACAATATATCCACTCAACAACACCTCTCCTTGGTCAGTGACAGCACTATCTGTTGTACTGTAATCAACTGTGCCATTGGTGTGTGTTGTGTAAACCAAAGGTGTAGAAAAAGTTGCATTTTTTACTAGTTTGAACTGCAAGTTTGTGTTGCTGTCTGTCATTACATTGACATCAGTTGGGATTACAACATCGTCCAATCTACTAGAATTTAATTTGATACTAACCATGTGATAGAATGTACCTGCACTAGACATGGTATAGTATGCTAGTCCTCTGCCTTCAGTGTTGCTGTATCCGCTGGGTGTAAAACCTCCACTGCTGATTACAGTATTACAAATGTGTTTCATTGTAGCACTGGGTCCGGTACTGGTCAATTCATAGCGTATGGGCAAACTTGCTGTGGTCATGTATGTTCCTACTATACTGTTAGCATGATGAAATTTGTGTGCAATAACAAACGCACCATCAATTACAAAACCAGCACGTACTGTGCCAACGCCTAGCCATTCAATATCAATAAACTGGATCTGACTTTTTGTTTCGTCTAGTGTTATTTTACTGTTGCCTGTGCCATCAAGTGTATCTGTATTCCAGTCTGCTTGTGCTACACGATTTTCAACCACTGCACCGCTGGTATAACTGCGCAATACCAAATATAGTTCGCCGTCTGCTTGTTCCAAGTAAACGCCATTTTGTTCACCAAAATATCCCACACGCTGTGTAAGTCCAGTTGCACCTACTGCCATTGTAAATGTGTTGAATATTTCCAGTGCTTTGCCAGGTTGGTATGTAAACACACGAGTTGTTTCACGGATAACACTGCCTGCTCCCGTGACTGACATGTCTACTAGACTTGCATCTGCATCATGTGCTGTTGCGCCTGTTCCAGTTGTTTGTGTAAAAAACTTGTCGTTTTCTGCATAACGATGTTGACTGTCAAACAGTGTATATGGTTGTGCAACTTGCATACGACCAAACGCATCAATGCCGCCAGTTCCGCCGCCTGCTACTGTACGGATAATGGGTTGCCCAAGTGCATTGTATTCCATGGCCTTGTGTAGGTTTAGAATATTTGGCTCATCTGCGTGTACATAGTTTGTGCTATTTGGATTTTGTACGCCCATTCAATTATAATCCTAGTGCCCAGTGTGTGTTCAAGTATTCTTCTACGTCTGCAAGTTCTCCTGCACTTAATACTTTGTTAAACATCAATACTTCTGCTATATCACCTACAAAGTGACTTACACCGTCGTCACGACATGCAAAGTAGTATTCATTTGTTGTTCCTAATAGTGTTGAGCTTACACCCGGATCTGCACTAAAGTCTAGTGTTTGTTCTATTTTATCATAGCGGAATTTTAATTTACCTGCATCGCCAATTCCGTTTCCGTTGTACACAAGTCCAAAGATGTGCCAGTTAGCATCTCCTGCCACACCACTTGCACCAGTGCCGCCGCTGGTATTAACTTTCCATTCTGTGCCATCGTGATAGATAGCAAGCCCGCCATTGTTTGTGCTTGTTAGATACTGTGTACCAGTGCCTAAGTTTGTGCCTTTGGCAACAACAAATACTGTTTGTGCTGCACTGCCTGCGAGACTTGCAAAAGGATTGATACTTAAACCTGCATCGCCATCAAATCGTACTACACTGTAAGTATTAAGTTCATTGGTTTCGTATGTTGCACGTGCCGCAGGTCCTACACCAATTGGGTTAGCATTGTGAGCAAAGTTTGATTTGTCGTTCCACTGTGTAATACCATCACCATCTGCTGGATTGGTTGGTTGGAATTGTGTAATGTCACTGCCATCGTACCAAATTTCCAAAGTTGTTGCAGCATCAGTAACAATTGCCTCGATTGCACTGACTGTTGTAATTTCGTTGGTACTTGTATCACTTGTAGTGCCATTACTGGTAGCTACTACATCATATGATGTATCAGTGGACAATGTTTGCGCACTGCCGTTCAAATCAAGTGTCCACATATTAGCGCCATCAGTTGTTAGTTCAGGATCAGTACCTAAGGTATAGGTTGTTCCGTCTACAGTGACAGTAAATGTAGTGCTGTTGATATTGTCATAGGTACCTGTAATTGTTGGCTGTGTACTGGCATCAGCTAGAGTATTAACTGTAGGAGTACCTACAGGAACGGCAGCACCGCTGACATTACTGGTCCATGGTCTGTGTGGCTGACTGTTAAAAGTTAGGTTTTCTGCAATATTATATGGGCCTTGCAGTGTTAGCCTATCGTATACATTCCAATAACGATAATATGTTTTTGTATCATCAACAACACCAGTAATGGTACCATCAACTGCAACAACTTTGCCTTGACGCTTGGCTTGTGCAATGTCAAGTTTGGCAATTTGTCTTGCTTCTTTGTTTTCAATATCTGTGCCTACTGCAAGAGTGCTGATACCATTTGCGCTCATAGTTATACTCCTATATGAGTATTTATTCCATCCAACGTCTTATGCCGATAGCTCTACTGGGTCTATATAAATCATATCTCACAGTGTTTGATTGATTGCCTCCCAGTATTACCCAATAACCCTGTTCAGTAGTACCATAGTAAAAGCCAACATGACCTTGCCATCCTTGATTGCCTCTGGGGAAAACTACAACATCACCTTGCTTTATGTCTTGGGGATCAATCTCCTCTCCCCATTTTAAAAAACTTCTTGCTGTAAGTGGATAATCGCTCACAGTGTCACTGCCGGGTATGCCTTCTAGTTCTAGTATAGCATTCACAAAAGCAGCACACCATTCTGTGCGCACAGGATCTACACCTGTTAGTTCTCTGAGTTCTTGTCTATTGCGCCATTCAGTTAAACCAATATACTCTCTGGCAGTGTCTACAGGTGTGGAGGTGGTTGTCTGACAAGCAGACAGCATAGGCAAGACAAGTAGTAGCCACAGCGATATAGATTTGATTTGCGTCACTGTGATATTTATTAAAAAAGCCCACTGTTGTTAACAGTGAGCTTTTTTGTTAGCATAAATTTGCTTCTTATCTGAGGGTTTCAAAACCTCTATTCTTTTCTAATCATTTGGTTTCTAAATTGGGTCCAGCGATTATTCTACCATTGGGAAGAATTTTCAACAGTTTCAATGCTACCATACCTTCGATAGCACTTTCAATACCACTGCGTTTGCCTTGCATATAGCCTAGCCAAGTGCAAAATAAACATATCGCTACGGCTATATAGCCTTCATAACCTGCAAACATCACTGTCTCCTTGTTGTGTGAATATACTTATAATATAGTGTATTTACCCACAAATGTCAAGAGTGTATTCAGTAAAAAAGGGCGATATTTCTACCGCCCTTTCATCCTACTCATGATGCCCCGTAGGGTACCGCATAGGAATTATTTAGAATGCAAAGCTGATGCCCGCTGTTGGAGCAAAATCTTCTGTGTCAACGTTGTAGTTAGCACCTGCTGTTAGTGTAGCACCGTTCAATGAATACTTGTACTCACCACCTACGTTTTGGAACGCATCTGTGTCGTCACCGTTTACATATGCTGTTAGACCCATTACACCAACTACACCTTCGTAGCCAAATGCTTCTGCATCTACATCATATGTTACAACACCTGTTAGTGCTAGATCATTCATTGTTGTACCAACACTACCACCTAGTACAGTGTTTTCTGTGTCTAGGTTATAGTCGCCAGCGGCAGTCACATCAAGCCCTGCTAGGCTAAGTGTGTAAGCACCTTGTACGTTGCTGATGTCTGTGATGTCTGTGCTCCAATCAGTAAAGCCAACTGCTACAGTTGCACTTCCTGTTGTGATGCTGATTGCTTCAGCCATTGCTGGTGCTGCTAGTGTTTGTTCACCTTCTGCACCTGGCATTACGCCTAGGTCGTCGCCCATTGCAATGCCAACACCGCCTACTTCAGTTCCGACTTTCCATGTGTCAAGTGTTAATGCGCCACCATCTTCTGCTTCAAAGTCTAGATCAACTGTTGCTAGTCCTGTGACATCAACACCTAGGTCTAGACCCATTGTTCCGCCCCAGTCGTCGTTTGCATCTTGTGCAAAATCAAGTGATACTTCACCTGACAATACTGGTCCTGTTGCTACTGTTGCTTCTTCAGCAAATGCCGCTGTTGATGCAGTAGCAAAAAGAATTGCTAGTAAATGTTTTTTCATCATTTTTTCCTTAGGTTATAAAAAATAGACAAGGCAATTTCTTGCGTTGTCCTAGTGTATTTAACAGTTTTCTGTTAAAAAATCAAGACTTTTTGTCCATATATTTATTTTTGTTGCAAGTTTGCAACAGTTATCCGCTTACATAGGTATCATCTTTTGGACGATACCAATGCTTTTGATTGTGCAGTCTGCCCAACAGATCTCTGATTTGATTGGCTTCTTGTATTAGTTTTTCTCTATCGCCTTGCCCTTGTATTACAGCATGTGTTCTACGACTTACTTTGGCATTGAGCGCAGATTCAATGATATCAATATCCTGTACAGTCAATTCAAAAAATTTGTTTGGTTTCATTTGTTTGTCTCCGTGACTGCGATGATATAGAATCCAACTTAGCGCAACACCTTCTGTTGCTAGGTGTGTTGCCAACCCCCACTTACCTAATTAGGCAGCTAGTGCCATTTCTGGCGCACGATTGTCATTTGCAATTGTGAATTTTGACCTATTACGCTGTCAACCGGTTAACTCCACTTCACTTTCACACCTGTCGATCCTATTTTCAGCCCCATCATAAACACACTCATCAAATGTACTTATGTTGGAGCTGCTCGGTACCGCCCCGAGGTCCAGTATATGTCCACGTTGCTTCAACGCTAACAGTTTATTTATACATTCGTTTTTTGATAATGTCAACCGCTCTTTGACTAAGAACAATTTCATAATGATTGCGGTCCACTTGTTCGTATTCTACATCTGTTCTGCATGTCATGCTTTTGTGTGTCACAATACCGTCGTTGCGTCCACTTAACCAAGGAACATCGCCCACTGTAGTTAGTACCTGTGTCCAAGGTATTGCAATTGGTGTTCGTCTACTGTCTCTTATAAAACTACTGGTAGGAGCAATGTCTTTGAACAATTGGTATCCTGGGTTTAGCATGCTGCCCCAACTGGCAATTTCACTACCTCCAAATGGAGTGGCTAGACTAACACATCCTATGCTACGGTCTTGAAATTGTTTTTGCAAATAAGTTGCATATACTCCACCCAAACTATGACATATGTAAAAGAATGGGCCTTTTTCATCTTCCAATCTCTTGTACATGTCTGTTAGGTTATCTTTTGCAGTTGTGCTTTTGTCATAGTTCAAGTATATTGGACTCTTTGCCTTGATACTTTTTTGAACAAAAGCAAAACTGCGCTCGCTGGCAGTAGCGCCGTGTATATAAATCGTCTTCATCTAGTATTTACTAGATTACCATTCGCCTATATTTGCTAACCGTTTCTGAGATCTTACAGCATTCAACAGTCTCAGAACTTTAGCACTATCATCTGCTGGCGACCATCCATTTTTAGTTTCAAACTGCTTCCTGCGTTCATGTTGATTGGCAAACTCTTTGCCTAATAAAGTTTCTAAGTATGTTAAATCGTCATTACTTAAATTTGATATTGATTTGCTTACCATAGGTTTCTTCCCAAAGTTTTTCGAAGTGTTCTCTACTATATACAAGTCGCTCATGGTTTCCCCAGAGTCGTTTAAAGTACGAGTCGTATATACTCTGCACAGTTTCTTCGTCATAATTGGGATTAATGAGATGACCTTTGACTGCATAATGCAGTTCATTTGCGAATTTATATTCTGCTTGTGTCATTGCAACGCCTTTTTGTTGTATTTTTATTTACAAAACGGTTGCAAAGTTGTACGCTAACATACTGGTAAAAATGGCGGTCTGTACGGGATTCGAACCCGTGATTCCTGATAGACAGTCAAGTGTGATTACCCCTTCACTAACAGACCACTGGAGTTGGAGATAGGATTTGCACCTACATAAACTGGATTTGCAATCCAGTGCCTAACTATTCGAGCCACTCCAACATTGGCACAGGTGAAGGGAATCGAACCCCTATCTTCAGTTTTGGAGACTGACGTGTTACCATTACACCACACCCATAAAAAAACCCTCTGTAGAAATACAGAGGGTCATGTACTAAAATAACTTTATGTCACACTAGAACATGCCCTCTCCCCTCGAGCACCAATCTGGCTTATATGCTGTTCTGTTGTATGACATTTGAATTTCCTTGTTGTTTATATTTATAATATAGTGTGTTTGTGTGTAAATGTCAACTCAAAAGTTTAAATAATCTGCCACTTTTTTTGTTGCACTGTATTCAATACCTTTTTCCCATTGATTTTCTGCCAGTACTTGCCACATCAACTGTTGATCATAGGGACAATTTATCCACAATCCTTTGCCGTTGGTTCTACTGCCCAGCATTTCACTTTCTAGTTGTCCTGCACCCCAACTGCAACAACCGATTACAATTCTCCAATATTCTGGATAGTTGCCTTCGTTGAGCATGTTTATTATAGACTTGTCTCTGGTCACACACAGATTGTCATTGAGTTGCACTGTTTGTTTGATCTTTACATCATCGCTGTGCAAAACAAATGCTTGATTGACCTCAACTGGACCGCCATAATATATAGGTGCATTCAGTGCTAGCTGTATACTTTTGCGCAGTCGTACACTGATTCTGTTGTCCAGTTCTTTGTTGACAATCCATCCCTTGGCGCCGTCACCGTCATGACTGTCAACATAAACTAAACTTTTGCTGAAATTACTGTCTACCAATGTGGGCAAACTTATTAAAAACTGTTGTTGCATCATCATTTGGTTTTACCGAAATCTATATCTAGATCTATTAACCCACGTTCTATTTCTCTGGCTAGAGTACGTATATCATCCACCATATAGTTGCACAAGGGTTTGTCGTAAGTGCCTTGTACTCTGTATCTTTCTCTGTGCAATTCAAGTGCTTTCTCTTGCAGTACTTTTGCTTTTTGATAAAGTTGTTCTACACTGTGTGCCATGGTGTTCCTTTTTGTGTATTGTACACGTATTTAACCTATATGTCAATAAATACAATAGGAGAGAGAACATGGACGCAGAAATAATGAGTGCCACTGGTGTGGGCCTTGAAGTCACCAACCTATTGATGCCTTTTATAAGTGCATTACTATTACTTGTCATTACATTATGGTTTAAGGATTATGCTACCAAAATAGCCAAAGGAGTAGCATTTCAGATGAACAAAGACTTTGCCGAAGGCGACAAAGTCATATTAGATGGCGAGCGAGCTTTAATCGTAAAAATTGGTCTTACTCAAACTGTGTTTGGTATCAACAAAAAAGGCGGCGAATACGACGGCGACTATGTTTGGAGATACGTGCCAAATGAACGTATATCTGTTTTGAAAATAGAGAAAGTTATATTTGACAGCAAACCTGCTCAAAACGAACAGCGTATAGCAGAAAACGGACGCACTATTGAGGAGATGAAAAATGGCGGTAAAAAATGAGTTCAGTTATGACAATGCACTGTTGTTTGCACAACTAGCACAACATGCATACTTGGACGAAAAACAATTCAAAGCACAAGCCAAACTTATGGGCTTTAACAAAGTTGTGTTTTTTAACAAAGACGGTGCACAAGCATACGGATTATCCAAAGACAAACAAATCATACTAGCATTCAGAGGCACTGAGCCAACACAAATGAATGACCTTGCTGCTGATGCCAAAGCCTTTCATGTAAAAAATGAATTGGGTGTAGGTAGAGTACACAAAGGATTTAAAAATGAAGTAGATGATATTTGGGTAGACATTGAAGCGTGGTTAGACAAACAGAAATTCGATCAAGCATTTACATGTGGTCACAGTCTAGGTGGCGCAATGAGCACCATTGCTGCTAGTAGATTGCCCAAAGGTACTATTTGCTACAACTATGGTTCACCCAGAGTAGGAACACCTGGATGGGTCAAACAGTTCAACAAAGACTACACACTGTATAGATTTGTAAACAACAACGATGCAGTTCCTAGAGTACCATTTGCATTGATGTATTACAAACATGCAGGAACACTGCACTATATCAATACATATGGAAACATCAGAAATGCCACTGCATGGCAACGTTTCAAAGATAGATTTAGAGGCTACAGAGCTGCTTGGCGCAAGCGTCAATGGTTCGACAGCTTTTATGACCACAGCATGGTCAACTATGTAGAACGTATCAAAGAATTTAACAAATAAAAAAAGCCCTCATTTAGAGGGCTTTTTACTTAGGATGTCATTTTCTTCTTCAGTGTAAGGCCACATTATTGTTCGTTCCTCAGAGTTTTTAGTCTCATCATAACTTCTTTGGATTCTTTGTAATAGCCTTGGCGTGCAAGTTCTGCTGCCGCTTTACTGTATCCCATTACCATTTGAGAGCGAACAAGTGCTCTTCCAAATCTTTTGAAAAATCCTGCTAGTGGATTTACTGTGTAATTCATTACTAGTGCTGTCATTATACCCATCCTCTTAAATTTTTATTGACATCTATATTATCATAGTGAACTTCCATTGCTACAGAATGAATCATGCCGCGGCTGATTCCAATATCACGTAGTTCGTGATCAGATAGTGCAGAAAGTTCTTTTACTGTTCTTTTGTATTCGGCTCTGCGAGCTGCATTGCGTTTGTAGTCGCGAAATAGGTCTGCTAGTCCGTCTAAGTTAAGCCATGTTGCGGCTGTTAAAATTGCTTGTGTCATTAGTTGTGTACTCCCATGTGTGGCGGTTTTCCGTTGTTTCTGATTAGATAATCATAAGCAAATTGCCAATCATTACCATATTCTGTTTTAGCCCATGCAAGCATGTCTTTTTGCCACTGAGTAGTGTTGCGTCCAAACATAGTCACAAGGCTGTCGAATAGCTTCGTTGCCATTTTTTTCTCCCTGAATGTAATGGATGCTTGAGGAAAGCAATACCCCGGTCTTTTCCGGCGTCAGCTCTTTTAAGGCATGAGTTATGCCGAACTTTGTTTGTTCACAATTATTTATAAAAATATCGCAGCGATTCTGACCTATCTTCAAACAAAGCCGTTATGCAATTACTGCATAGGTTCTAAAAATGTAATCGAAATGCTGCAACTGCACAGTCACGTTTAACAAAATTAGCTGCGTTAAAATAACGCACCTTATAATATCTTGAAACCAATGCGTCCTTTTTGTCCTGTTGCGTAATAGGTTTTGTTTACCAGTTGAGGAGCACCTTTAAACACTGCTGGAAACTTGGTAAAGTATGTGAGACTTACTGCATCTCCGCTTTGCTTGCCTTTGGTCACCAATTGTACATATTCATTGTTGTTGAGTACTTCCAACATGGCATTTTTAAATTCGTCTATGTTGTTGACAACAGGTATTACTGCGTTCATAACGGCTGTTAGTGCATGCCAAAATATACGATAGTCAGGACGTTCTAGTGTGTCTGCTGCTACACCCTGTTGTTGTGTCAGTTGTTGCAGTCTATCACTTTGCAGGTCTGCAATATTTTGCGAACGCTTGTCCAAGTTTGCAAATGCTTGAATATCGTTTTGATCAATGATATTCAACATACGTGCTACTTTGAGAGGACCATTTACTGCGCTTTCAGTTGCAAGCAGTTTAATAATTTCACTGCCTTGCGGAAAACGCTGTTCAATCTCAGGAGTCATCTGTTTGTATATACCACTGAGACTGCTGGCTGCTCCGCCACTGGTGCTGATCTTACTGCTGATTTGCAGTGTACGACCGTTAGTCAATTGTATAACACTGTCAATTAACTCCATGGCTGTGTCTTGTGGAAACATAACGCTGGCTCCACCAAAGTTATTGATTTCAAAAGCCTCCATCATTTTGGCAGTGTCTCCTGTGACACTACCAGGATTGCTCATCAGTGCAATAGGACCTAGATATTCGCCGCCGTATTTTTGCAGTACATTGAAATACTGTCCTGCATTTGGAATGGGTTGACTGGTTCCTCTCACTGCCTGGTCAACAGCACTAGCCATTACTTCACCAAGCCCTTAAAGATTTTCTGTGCCTTGTTTGATCTCTGCTGCCAATTGTGTAGCACTGCGATAGTTTTCGTCTTGTATTAGATCACTGGGTTTGATAGGGATGCTTTCTTGTTCAGCACCTTTGCTGAATTTATATCCTCTGAGTGTTTTCCACATTGTGTGTACACCTTGTGGCGGTATTGCTCTAATATAGCGTACCCAATACTGTGGTTGTCCTGCAGTGTCTGTCACAGTTGCAATAAGAGCTGCTCTTGTTCCACTGTTGGCTTTGTTGTCTTCTACTTTACGATTGGTGTCTTGAATAGTGTCATCTACCGCTGCCATCATTGATTGCATATCTTCATATGCATCGCCTTGTGAAGGCAGTACAGTGATATCTTGTATGGTAAGAATATCTTTGGGATCTGTATCGCTAACGTATGTTTCGCCTGGTGCTCTAGCTGTGACACCTCTGCTTTCTAATAGTTCAAATGCTCTCATTGTTTTACCTAGTTAATTGCTGCTAGTATTTATTTTATTTCTGTAATTACTGCGCATACGATTAACCAAGTTATTGAAATCTCGCCGCTGTTGTATCATTTGATTATTGGGTGTCATTTGTTTGACTAACTCAATAAAAGATTTGATCTCCTGATATTCTCTAGAATCAGCATGCATCAGCGAAATCAGTTGTTGTTCTTGAGACAAAAACTGATCACGTTCATCAACTGTGAGTGATTGATAGGTTATATCTTCATGATACACAGGAGTAAAAACAATGTGTCTGTGAGGAGTAAAAGTGTTTCTCCAATTTACAAAATCAACAATAGACAGCACATTGTCTGCTTGTATGCAGTAAAAATAATTTATAGTAAGGTTGTGCAGTTCATGCAGTTGTACTGCTTTTCTAGACCATTTGTTCCAAGTGGTGGGCCATCTGATACTGTCATATGACTGCTGATATCCATCCACACTGGCATTGATGTTTACTTTTTTAAACTGGTGTATCCACTGTTGTATCACTTGTGTGTTGGCAGTAATTATGTTTGAAAATATATCGATGGATATCTGTTTTTTGTTTGGCAAACTGTTGATAAAGTCAATGTATCTATTGCCATAAAAAGGTTCTCCGCCTTGTATACTAACACGTTTTAAATCCAGAGCCAGTGAACGAATTTGTTCAATTCTGCTTTGTGTTAGTGTTAACAGCCCATGTCCTTTGAGTTTACCCCACAGTGTACTAAAGTCACTACTGCACATGTTGCAAGCAAGGTTGCACTCGTTGTCCAGTCTTATGTCTAGATAAGTGGTACCATTACCTTCAAAAGTATGATAGTCTTGATTTCCTGATTGTCTAACACTGACAAAACCGTTGTCTTCAGATTCCCAACACAGTCTACATTCAGGTATTTTAATACCTTGATCCAACTGCTGAAGATACTGTTCAATCTGATTGTGATAGTCGTCTAAGGGTATATTGCCTTTGAAATTGCAACAAGGTGCAATTCTCTTTGGCTCAGCCATCAACTGATGTTTCATTATAGAACAGTTTATTTTCATTACATTTTGGTAATGTAAGTGTTGGTGTAAACAGATACGTTGTTATTTCATACTTCTGCGTTTTTTCATTGCTGCTTTAACAAAGTCTCTTACATTGTCATGATCCACTGAACCAAAGTCATCTGCCATGTTCATCATAATGTCACGTAGTTGTTTGTCTTCTGCATCAAAATCGCCAAACTCACCTGCATTACTATCCCAGTTAGCGTCTACTTTGCCGTATGGTGTTTTGAAAGTTTTTGTAGAATCTGTAGATGTGCTAGGCATAACTTTTTCCCAACCCATTGCTTCCATTTCTTCGTCAGGTGCTCCAACTAGTTCTGCTGCTGTGTCTGGGTCAAAGTATGTTGTGTCATCTGGTAACATGTGTGTGAATCTGCCACTTGTTACTTCTTCATGGCTAAGTCCTGATTCAAAGTCACCTGTTTCTGTATTGATACCAACAAATGTGTCTGCGTTTTCTTTCACAATAGTTGATTCTGTTAAAATTCCAGAAAGTTGTTTAAGTCTGTTAATATCCATTCTAAATATCCTTTATATTGCAATATAGTTATATTTATGCAAAGTCTACATTTTGGTAGTAGTACTCTCGTAGGTTCTGTTGTACTGATTATTTACTCGTATGAATGTTGTACACTTGCTCAATTGTTTTAGTTTAATTGCGCCAACATATGTACAAGTACTACGAACACCACCAAGTATATTTTGAATCGTACGAGCTACTTCTCCACGATAAGGTACTAATACCTCTCGTCCTTCGCTTGAACGATAATCTTTTAATCCACCAAAGTGTTTTGTATTTGCTGCATCACTACTCATTCCGTAGAATTGGACAAACTGCTTTTCTTCATAAACTGGCTCAAGCCATCCTTTATCATCTTTAATGACTTCGTTAGTTTCATAAACTTTAGTAATTACTTCGCCGCCACCTTCATCGTGTCCGGCAAGCATACCACCTAGCATTACAAAGTCGGCACCAGCTGCGAATGCTTTAGCAATGTCGCCAGGACAAGTGCAGCCACCATCAGCGATAATATGGCCACCCAAGCCGTGTGCAGCATCCGCACATTCGATAACGGCGGACAAT